AGGAATCCAAGCCAGCTTACAGTTCCTAGCTAATCTATCTCTTAATGATGGTTTTAATGACAGCACCTGTCCTTTTGATGTCGCCTGTTCGGACATCAATTTACAGATACTATCGCACTCGTCTTGGTCAAATAAATTGAACCAAGTAAACTGATGTATATGCTTCATAGAGAACCCGCTTTCTTCTTACGGCGGGCAATCTCTCTCTTCAGATAAAACTCAGCCTTTTCTAAATCTTCAAGAGGAACCTCATGCTTCTCCTCGCAACGCCAAATGTATTTGACGACGTTTCCGAGATTGAAGTTCATGTGTTCAGTTACTTGAATGCACTCCACGCCCGATGGGTGTTTTGTGTAGTGCGGTGGATGGTTCACCATATCCACTTCGGCTCGCTGAGTATTGTTAGCGATATTGACCGTCTGGCCTGAGACAGAGTCTTTGACTACGGTATCGAAGGGGTACTGGTGAGCATAGATTGTTTTCTCCTTTTCGCTCATTAGTGCTTCCTATGTTTTTTGGGGTCAAATTTAATAACATTCAGGGTCTTATCCTGATTGCTCTCCTTCATCTTCTTGACCAGTTCTTCGTCTGGCTCGAAGATTATTTTGACATCCGATTCTTCTTCGTCCGGATAGTCAAAACCATCGAAGCCCGGGGCGGATCTGACGATCTTCCCAGCGGCTATTACATTGTCAGTTTGAGTGTTGATAATGGCGTACACACCCGCCAACAAATCCTGTAGGAATTGCATAGTATCTTCGGGGTAATCTTCATCAAATCCAAACCCCCCACTGAAGAGCAATCTGCCTTCTTCATCTACGGTTATTTCCATATAAACAGCGTTAGGTAGGGGGCCAGTATCTTGGGTCATACGTTTCTCAGTCCGTTAATAATTTTAAGTGAAGACCTATTCTTCCGTTCCTTAATCCACGGCAACGGAACCAGTTTGTCAGCGTACGCAAAACCGTACCGCTCACACCACATGGCGTAAGTAGTTTTCGATCCTTTACGGATTTTGCCGTTGCTGTTGGTAAAGATGAACCGAAGGTCTAAGTCGGGATATTGCTCCTTTAAGAGCAAATGTTTGCGGCGATCTTCTATTGTGAACCGCCCCTTAGTTTCGATTACGATACCATTAGGAAGAAGAAAGTCTGGCGTATAGTAATGGTCGCTCTGCGGTATAACGTAGGGGATACGGAAACATTCATATTCCGCATCAACCCCTCGTTTGATTAAATCGCCCTGTACCTTTTCCTCAAGACCCGATCTATAGCCATTTGCGATAGCTCTAGCCCGGGGGTTATTTTTATTTTTTCTCATCTGCTTTGTAATCCGTGTACCAGTAGTGTCGTGGGCTCTGTGCTTTAGACCCTGTTTGTGGCTGATACTCGGCGTCGGGCCAGCATTCCCTCATGTACGGACAAAACGTACACGTCGTGTGCAGACGTTTATTACCTGTGGGCTTGCCCCGGAAATACTCAGTAGTTGGTTCAAAACATCTTTGGAATTTCTCATCGAAATCCACTTTATGGATTGTTGTAGCAATCCTATCTTCCAACTCTTGTAATTCCTGCTTATTCGGATTGGCTTCCACCACCCGAATTTCCCCTGTGCTTTTATTGACGACAATCCAGCCGCCAAGCCCGGTGTCTGTGCCCTTAGAGTAGCCTAGCAATTGGGCGGTATACCCAAAGGCATCATCTTTAGCTACGCCATGCCAGCCGTCTTGCCACTTATTATCATAAGCCCAAGGTGAGGCAGACTTTGTGTCAAATGTGGCCCCATCAATTTCGATGTCGTTCTCACCTTCGATGGTAGTTCCAGCGATTTCATACTTCGCTTGAGACTTACCCCCAGTGATATTGGCCCCGGAGACACGCAACAGCACCTCAACAATGCACTCAACTGCATCGCCAAGCATCATCCTAACAATGTGATTATACGGTAACTTAGACTTCTCCTTACCTGCTTTTTCCATTTGGAGTTGGCAGACGGGTCGGCCTATGTTGCTCATACGCAAGCGAAAGGGTTCTTCCTTGCGATTTAACTGCTTACGCAATCCATCCTTGAACATCTCACCAGCGGCTTCAATCCATTCGTCTTTACATTCGACAGATTGGCCGTTGGATAACTTATCCAAGGTCATGCGTAATTGTGCTTCTAGTGTTGATATCGACATAATAACTCCAGTTTCTCAGAGGGAAAAAAGAGGGGCACGAAGCCCCCCTTGGTTCCTAGAGTTATTGATCGTCTTCGAGATCTGCGGACAGATCGTCGTTATCAATTACTTCCGATACTGCATCGATAGCATCACTATCCAGTTGCCCATCACGCAGGGCTTTCTGGTAAGAACGCTCAATTACTTCGTTCTCGCGTTTGATCATTCCAGCCATGTGCGTCATGGTGTCGAATGTATCTTGGTCGATTGGAAGAATGCGTTTTAGATCGGGCTTAAAGTGCATGACGTAATAAACAACAGAACCATTTTGTAGTTCTTCTGCCGTTACATCAGACCAGTAATCGTAGAAATTCGCGCCCTTTGGAAGAGACTTAATGAACTCATCTTCAAACGGAGAAAAGTTCGATCCCTTCAACAACATTATAGCAGGTTCGTTCTCTACAGTCACCTCATTTCCGTCAGCGTCCTTACCTTTGTAAGAAGTAAGTACTCGTAATTGACGGAAGCACTTGATGTCCGTGTACTTCTTTTGTTCCTCTTTAGGCATTTCTCGAAGAACTTTAGAAGGTGGTTTTCCACAACGTTCGCCACCCTTCATATCACGCGCTTCACAACGGAAGTTCGGGATAAGTAGGGTTTTGTTTACTACCTTGTTCTCTTCTGGATCATAGTGAATCCACTGGAACAATTGCGACAATACGCGGATGCGTACCTTCTCAGCGTAAACGGGTTCATCCATTCCGTTAAGATAAAACAAACCTTGTTCAATCTTACGGCCCTGTGCGTCCTTACGCATTGTGTTTACCTTCAGCATTGGAAGGCGGTCTGCACTCGCTTGAGGCTTGTCATTAGCCCCGAGGAGTGCGGCAAGTTTATGCTCTTCAGCTTTGTCGATAATGGCTACTTCGCCCATATTTTTCTCCTTAGTAAGGTTTACAATTTACCCTTATTAGTGTCATTGGTCAACACTAACTACGGCTTTATCCATCCAATTCGCACCCGCTTCCATCTCTATGTCTAGAGGGAGCACAGGTTTGTAATTGAACCTAGTTTCAAGCTCTTCAGAAACTTCGCTCATGGCCCATTTCAGGGCATTCACTACCTTTTCTTTTTCCCCGGGAAACACATCCACAACGATTGAATCGTGTACCGTAAGCATCAATTTGCTTTGGAGATTGAGCTTGTTAAATTCACGCAGAGCGCGAACACATGACAACGGAACAATGTCCGCTGTCGCGAACGATTGCACAGGGTAGTTAACTACTGCCGTAGCATTAGTTATACGGCCACCACGCAACCGCTTGGCGTCTGGGAAATAGAACTCACGCCCGGAAGGTATCCGAACAATTCCATCTCTTAACACGCCATCCATCAAAGTCTGATGCCAACGCTTCAAACCCTGATAAATATTAAAATACTCTTTGAAGTACGCTTGGACATGAGGGGGCTCTGACATACCCATGCCGCCGTAGAGCGGAGCAAATGTATACGCCTTAGCCTTCTGTCTAAGATCTTTAGTAACCTCTTCAGGTTTTATTTGATTGATAATGGATGCAGTCTGTTTATGCACATCCTTGCCGCCCAAGATATCTTCAATGATCTGTGGGTCACGAGACAATTCTCCGGCAACCCGGAATTCAAGTCCTGAAAAGTCGGCTTCTAGAACCTCGCCACCCTCAAACCGGGAGACAACACAACGGCGAACTGGGAAGGTACCACCACGGGGTTGGTTCTGGAAATTCGGGTTACTGGAACTCAGTCGGCCAGTTCTAGTAGTTGTCTGATTAAATTGCGCGTGAAGTATTCCATCCGGCCGCGTATATGTTTTGATGCCAGTGACGAAACTATCTAGGTAGGTATTGATAGCGTTTAGCCTACGGATGCCTGTCAGAAATTGAATAGCCTCAAGGTTATCCTTACTCTCCGCCTGAGCAATCAAACGTTCTATTGTTGTCTTGTCAGTTTTGAAGCCATTGATAGAAGCATCGTTAGGCCCTTCTGGTACAAGTTTTAGACCAGCCACCTGACCAGTTTCCATGAGCGTGAAACCTTGTCCGTCACATGGCTGGCATTTCGTTAAATTAATCCAAGGCGTACCATCCTTTTTGTATTTCTGGATCTTGCCTTTCCCAGCGCAAGCATCGCAGTGATACGCAACAGTCTTCATTACTCGGCGTGTAGATTTACGAACCGTGTTAGCAAACTGTGACGCACTCATACGCGGTGGGTACAGAGGCTTACCATTCCAGCCGACACCAATATTAAACGCCCGCTTGTGGTATTCCTTATCTTTAACATAGCGGCTATACACAACCTTGGTCATGTCCTGCCCACTGTTCAGGTTGATAGGGGTATCACCCATCACGGACTGAACAATGTCTCTTAGGTTCTTTTCGATAGTTTCCTTTTCTTCAAGAAAATCTTTCTCAACCTTATTAAGAGCATCCATATCAATTCTGATGCCATTACGCTCAATCTCGCATAAGAACATCATCATTTCGTTCATCAGTTCAAAGACTGGTTTAAGACCTTTATTTGACCCCTTTAATAGGTCTTCTTGTTGATCTAAATAGATCTCAGCACAGGACTGCACGTCTGCCTCAGCATACTCAATCACTGTATCAAGAGGCATGGCCTCAAAGCCTACGCCGCTTTTGAATAAATCATCTACCAGTTCTGATTTCTTACGCGTTACATTCCTACGCTCGGCTGTAGCCTTTAGCGACTTACTCAATTGTTGCGCCCGAGCAAAAATATATTCACCAATCATGGTGCAGTACATCTTAGGTGGGATAGGTAATGCAGATTCAAAAAGGTAAAGCAAATCGAATTTTGCATTGTGGGCCACGCCAAGGTCGGCGGACTTCAGTGCTTCTATAAAGTCATCCGGGCTATCGGATCTTTCGATTTCATTATGATAAAACACACGAGTTTGTGGTGTACCTATTACACCGTCTTCGATCATTAACCAGTGTGCACTGACCATCCTGTTCTTTGGATGGAACGGGCTGTTATCAATAACCCCGTTCTCTCGTTGAACAGTTGTTTCCAAGTCAAATACAATCACCCTCATTCTACTCCCCATTTCTTTTCTGCTAGAAACCGCCACAATGTTTCTATTGGTTGCATATCCGTGGCGAACATGAACAAGCGTTCCCCGTACCCGAAGTCATGCTTCTGAGCTTGCTCCTTGAACACTTTTCGTGTGACCCAGCCGTTTACCGACATCACGTCCTCGTCATCTGTACGGCCAACCAGAATGGCGATTTCAGCACGGAACTTCTGCATCGTGTCAAAGATGAGAGGCCCGAACTCTTCGTTCGTGAATTTTACATCTACTGGAATTCCATCAAGCCAGAGATCAACACCGCCGTCTGAAAGAACATTGATCACCGGGGGCTCTGCATTAAACAGACGAGCAACAGCAAACTCAGCTTTATAGCCGAACGCGTTAGCCTCTTCCCTTGATTGTCGTTCGTTTTCTAGACGCGGGTTAAACCCTTGCATCTTACAGAGCGCGACTGTATCGGCCCCCATAATTTCGGACGTATGGCTGTCCTGCCTAGTCAGTCTTACTTTCATTGACAATTTACTCAACATAACGAGAAATTTGTGGTTGGATGTTGCAGATCACTGTTCCATGCCAACCGGATAGTTTGTTCTTGGACACGGTGAGGTAACGGGTGTTGTCGGGATCAGTATCATCCACATCCCCAGCCTCGTGTTTACCTATGCCAATACACAGATCCAGTTCAGCCATCTTACCAATCTTTGAGCCTTCCATATCAAAGCCAGATAACCGGGTGCGGCCACGGGCTTCATTGGATGCTTGGGATACGGTGATGACAGCACATTGCTGACGTTTGGCTAACTCGCGCAATGACCTATACAGTTCTCTTAAACGCTCATGCGATGCTGAGAATTGACCATTGATATGAACCTTGTCGCCTTGGTCGATGATAACAACGTCAGCTTTCATATGCTCGACGTACGCCTCAATCTTTTGTAGATCCCACTCTTGGATGTCTTTCATCTCAAGACGGTCTTCGATTGCAGTGAACCTTTGCCTAGCGGATCTAGGATCAGCGACTATCTCCTCACGCGTCATACCACCCCAAGCTTGCATAGCCCGGAGCATTGTACGCTTTGTCTCTTCCTCGTTCCCCAAATACAAAACCTTCGCACCCTGTTCACAGAAGCCGCCGGGGCCACAAGTGATAGAGATTGCGAAGGCTGATTTACCTGTTTCAGGTAGCGCAAAGATCGTTGCGAATTCGGCCGGGCCGACTCCGTAAACGTTGCGTGATAGTGTTTGTATGTTGAATTTCCAACGGGCGTCGTTGGATGTCAGTCTTAGAAGTTCCTCAATGTCTTTGGTTGTTGTGTCACCAAAATCGTTAGGCATTACGCCTTCACGAACATTGTCCAGTAGACTGGTCAAACGCGTCATAGCATCAGGTACGCCCTCAGTGAGTTCAATACCTAAGTTAGCTATCTTATGACCTACATAACGTTTCCATAATTCTTTGAGTAAGTCTTGTGCTACACCTTGATGTAGTGGCTCTTCGTTTTCAATGCGTTTGATTAAATCAGATATGGTATCGCGTTCAGTACGGGTAGCAACAGGGTTGTTCTTCTCCCAGATCGCTAGCACATCGTCTGTGCTTAGATCGTTCTCGTACTTGTCGTGCCCCTCAGCGATACAGTTGTAGATGTCCTTTACTTCTTCTTCAAACAATCTGGGGCTCAGATTGCTTTTGTTGGACGAAAAAAAGTCTGCCGAGAGCAGACCCTTCAAGATCTTTAGTTCCATAATTTGCTCTTATTAGTGCCTCGTAACGACACTAAGTATACACTAATAAGTGTCACTAGCAACATAAATTTGAGCACAAAAAAACCCCGACTTGCGTCAGGGCCTCTTTCTTACTTCGATAGGTCTTGCCTGATAAAATAGCTAAATTAGCTAATCCGTAACTTCATCTTCTTGATGTCGGGCTTTTGATCACCTCTTCGTTCACGGATATCCACTTCGTGGTGTAGCACTCTTGGGTTGCCTCTGCATAACGCGTCTATCGCGTCTTGCAATTTTTTTTGTTCTTCAGCGGCCTGAATAAACCCTTCCGGGCAATCATAATCTATGACCACCAACCCTCGCACCTTCATCTATTATCTCCCTTATGCTAATTGGGTTCATATATTTGAAGTCATCGCGAATAAAGCAAACGGTTGTATTAACAATACCACTCAAACTTCTACTAATCTTTATAGCCTTTTTACTTGCGTCTTTGTCAAGACATATAATTAAGTTTTGATAGTGGCTTAGTTGAATACGTTGTAAAGGCGACACATTGGTGCCAAGTAACGCCACACCAGTGTATACACCTGTAGCATATACAGCACACGCGCTGGCGGCATCTTCAACAACAATAGCGGTGGGTTTATTACCTATAGCTAAAACACCGGATACATTTCCGTACGATAGCCATTTAGGTTTAGTATTCTTATTTAGTGTTCGTCCTACTGCGCCTTCATTATTATTCATCCAGAACAGAACTCTATCATTAGCAGGATCATAACTAATGTCTACAACTTTATCTTCATAGGCGTTATAACAATTGTTATTACGAAGATAGTTTATAACATCTGTGTGATTATCTACTGAAGAATTAACACTTGGAAGTGATAACGTACGCTTTTCCGTACA